AACACCACGAATAGCACTTGCACCAGCAGCGATATTAATTCCGCCACGAGTAGCAAAGTCATTTAAGTATCTAAAGTCAGACTTATAGAAGTCATAAGATCCTCTACGGAAACCAGAGAAACCTAAGTTTAATGCCATATCTTCAGAGTTGTCAAATACACCGTAAGACGTACCGCCAGCTCCGTAAGAGTTCATAGAAGCTAACATGTCATCGATAGCTAGAGACGTAGCTCTATTAACAAAGAACATGTTTTCTTCAATAGCACCTTGCTTATCAAATTCTGCTAAAATAGCGTCAAACTCAGCTAAGTCAGTAGCAGCGTTAACACCAGTAATACCAGAGCTTAAGTTACCTCTATCTTCGATAGCAGCAAATAAACCTTCAGTACCAACTTCGTTACCATCACCACCGCCAACAGTTAAGTCAACGTCAGTAGTGCTAGAACCTTTTTGACCTTCAATCATTGCCATTTCTAGGTAATCGTTAAAACGAGCTCTAGTATCAGAAGCTGCTTTTAAGTACCATAAATATCCTGACTGTCCTTCTTCGCTTGAAACTTCAACCCAACCAATACGAGATGCATCTGATCCAGATACTTCGTAATAATCTTTAATGATAATTGGCTTGTTAGTGAAAGACTTAAACTTAGGCTCGTTTGCGCCTCTTGAATCAGTTATATTAGCAGCCGTATAGCTACCATCTGTACCAAAACCGTCATTATTTAAGTAAGATCTTCCTTTGCCAAACTCAGAACCATAAACTAATATAGTAACAGATTTAGCATCAGCGATAACAGAGTCAGCATTGTCATAAGGCATAACTTCAATGTTTGTGCCAGACACTTGCCCAACAACACCTTTGAAAGTTTTTCCGTCGCCAGCAACGATTACAGTATCGTTAACACGAACACCGTGATTAGTTCCTGGATCTAAGCCGTCCATATCAAGTTGAATTTCTATTTCACAACCTGGATTGTCACCAGATATACCTTGATCAGCATCTATCATTACGCCGGTATAAGCTAAGTGTAATCTACCTTGTTCAGACCATACAACTTGATCAGATGTCATGGGCTCTTCAGCACCTACTTGAGATAAGAAGCCTGCAATTGTTCTGTTTCCAAAAACATCAGCTTCTTTTTCCATTAGGTCTGGTAAGTACTGTTGTGCCCAGTTTGCACTGTTCGATCCAGTACTCGTAAAATCTAGATAGTTTGAATTAAGCGTTTGCTTCTGTGGAGCAGGTACGCTGTTCAAATTATCTCCTGGAGTAATTGCCATAATTAATTTGTTTTAAATGTTAATTTTTGTTTTTAATTTTAAACTTAAAATCATTGGAAGTTTCACCTAACACTCTAACTTTCAAGCCGCCAGCTTCTATTTGACCATGGGACTGTCTTGGTTCCATACTCACGTTTTTACTTTTTGCGACACTCTCCTTGAGAGCATCTGCTTTACCTTGCTCGTAAAAGTGTTTTGCAATAGCATCAGGATTCATTGCTGTAAATAAAGATTTGTGATAACCTTGTGCGTCTGACATTGTATTATCTTCTGCTAAAAACTTTTTAACGAAGTTATTAATGTCGCTTTGAGCTGTCTTAACCTTATCAGCATCCTTGACGTTAAACCTATATTTTTTATCTCCGACGTTATATTCAAAACCTTTGAACTTGTCGTTAAAGACTTCATTAGTCTTCTTATCAAATTTAAGTTTAGCGCTTTCTGCTACTTTCTGATTTTCCTCAGATTCTTTGTTATATCGATTAAAAAAGTCCCATGCTTTTTGCTGTTCAGGCGTTAAGCGTGATCCTGCTTTAATCTCATCATAATATTTAGACTTTTGCCCGTCTAAGTAGGCTTTAGCGCTGGCAACTTGCTCTTTAAGCGCTATTTTCTTTTTTCTTATTTCTTTTTCATCGTCTAGCTCTTCGTCGTAATTAAAAGAGTCTTCAATCAAAAAGTTTATTTCTTCCGCGTTTAAATGCGGCTTTGTTCTTCTATAATATTCGTTTAGAGCTGTTAAATTATCTAAGTCAGAATAATCTCTATTTAACTCAACATAATCTTCTAAACTACCACCAGTTTCTTCCATAAAGTCAATTAACTTTTGAATATTCTCTGGTAATTCTTTACCTGTCTCTTGAGCTTCAGCTATGGCTTCAACAGCTTCTTCAGCTAACTCTTTAGCCTCTTCAACAACTTCTTCATCTACTACTTCTTCAAGAGCGGGTTCTTCATTTTGAACGGTTTGCTCTTCTTCTCTGGCAGGTTCTTCATTTTGCCCTTTGACGTTTTCTTCACGAACTTCTTCGCTAGCTTCGGATTCGTCGCGAACAGGTACCTCATCTGTGCTTTGCTCTCCAGTGGCATCTTCTTTTTCTTTTATTGGTTGACTTAAATCTACTTTAATAACATCGTCGTCGCCAGCAGATTCAAACTTACTTTCGTCAACAATTTGCTCTTGAGTAGTTTCTTCAACTACGTTTTCGTTTTCTTCCATAATATAAAATATAAGTTAATAATTATCTAGGTTCAAATCCACCTAAGTCAAACCCACCAAGTACATCATTACCTGATGATTCAAACTTTTTAGGTGGTTTATTTGTTTTTCTTTGGTCTATAAGCTCGCTTTGTTGGCTAGCTTGTATTCTAGTTCTTTCGTCTTTACGATCTTCTTTTTCTTTTTCTCTACTTTGCATGCCTTGAGTTTCCAAAGATTTTAACTGCATATTCATTTGAAACTCTAACTGCATAAGTTCTTTTTTAATATCAGCTTCTTGCTGTAGTTTTTGAGCATCTAATTGTACTTGCAGCTGAGCTAACTGCGCTTTAGTTTGCGCTAGCATTTGTTCTTTTTGCGCTTCAAGCTGAGCAGCGTTTTGAGCTGCTTGTGTATTAGCTTGAGTTTGCATTTGAATATTTTGTTGCTGCAGCTGCCTGTCTTTAGCTTCTTTCTCTTTACGTCTAATTTTTAATAACTGATTAGCAAGACTAATATTTCTTATTTCACGCAAATCAATAGCATCTTCTAAGTCAATATTTTTTTGTTGTAAAGCTTGTTGTATATTATTTTCAAGCAAAGCTTTTTCTTCTTCATCTGGTGCTAGCTCTAAAAATATACCAAAGTCATATAAATATAAATTAGATATTTCTTCAAGCGTAGCTACATTATGAGCGCCTATAGCATGAATAAAAGCATCTTTAGTAGGTGAGTATTCTATAACATCAGATATTCTAAGCGATAAGCACTCTGCAACTTCAGAAGTTAAATACAAACCTGACTGTAGTATATGCCTTGTGGCCGTGTTACTATTAGCGGCTGCTAGTTTTTGAACACCAACTAAAGCATTAGAATCTGGCGTGCTACCATCTCTAGCTTCATTAAGCCCGGTTGTGTCGCGTATCATTTGCAAGTAATAGTTGTAATTGCCTATCAAAGCTTGTAGTTTGTTACCACCACTACTGTTTCTTATTTCTTGTATAGGCACTTTACCAGGATTTATATCACCATCTTGAGTCATCGATCTACCAATAACACTACCTGTTTGGAAAAACATATTTAATGCTTCTTGCGGACTATAATTTGTTCCGTTACCTAAATCTATTTCGGCTAAACCATCAGCATCTAAATAAACGCCATCTGGCACCATGCGCGACATTACTTGTTGTATTTTTAAATGCGTCAATTGTATCATGTCTGCAAAACCAGTGATACGACTAACTAAAGACTCAATACGCCCTTTATACATTCGAGGCGCTACTATGTTATAATTCATTTTAACTTTAGTATAATTACTTTTTGGTCGCATCATGTTTTTTGACATCTCCCACTTTAAAAGCTTTTGAGCGCCTATAATGTAAGCACCTTCGTAAAGACACTCTACGTTGTTTTGAAGTTTTGAAAAGTTTGCATTTGCGTCTTCTGGAGGATTAAAATTATCGTCTTTTTCAATAGCTCTTTCTAATCCAGTCGCAGTTTCTTTTATTTTATAAACTTGATTCATATAAGTTTTATAGTCAAAATATAAAACTTTTATTTTATTATTATCTTTTTGGTCGTAAGCAGAATAATTTTCGTACTTATAAGTATTTTTCTTTTGTATTTCTTCTAAATCTTCTTGTGTTAAATGAGGAAACTGTTTAGCTAGTTCGTTAATAGGTATTTCTTTTATTTCTCCAGCATAATATATATCATCAAAATAAGGTGATTCAGTATATGAATAAACTAAATCTGCAGGATCTACATAATCTATAGTAATACCTTCAGATGTATTAAAGCTTGTTTTAACGGCGCCAATACCTAATACTGTTAAATCATAGTAAAATCTTTTCTTAATAAGATCATATTGATTACCTTCAAACAAAACATTTAAAGCTTGTTCTTCAGCTAGCTCAACAGCTTGTTTGTATGTTAGCTGCATGTGTAGCTTTAACTCTTCTTCAGATTTAGGTAATGTTTCAGGATCATTTTCATATAAATTTACTCCAAAAGCCTCGCCAACATAGTTGTTTAATTTTTGAGTTCTCATATCTTTCAATATAGACTCCATATAATCAGTGCGTTTTTGCACTCCAAATGGATCTTGAGAAAAAGCTTTTATGTCATACGCTCTATCAGCCATACCATTAACAACAATATCTACAAATTTAGGTATTATAGGTACAGGCTTCCAGTCTAAATTTAAGTAAGATAAATCACCGTTAATAGATAATTCATCTTTATATTTTTGTATTGATTGCTCTCCTCTAGCATATAATCTAAGATTATGAAAATTTCTTTGGTTATGGCCTTGCATACCGTACGAGCCTCCTCTAGTAGATTGATTATCACCAAACCACTCATGCTCTATAGCTTTAGCAACTTTTAAGCCATAGTCATAACTAACTTTTTCAATGTCACTAACTACTTGACTTGGAAAATATTTACCTGGAATATTACTGGCCATATTGTTCTTTTATTATTTTTGAGGCAAAGCCATCATTGTCATATCTCGCTATACCTATATTTAATTTTTGTTTTTGCCTATTTGGCGTTGGTCTATATAAATGTCTATTACAAGCCATTATAGCTAAGCCACTACTAATAGAAGCATCATGTCTTGTTCTTCTATTTATATCAAACTTAGCCCAGTCATTTAACGTTTCGTTAAAATACATTGCTCCGTATGAACCGTCTTGACGTATACCAACATGATCATTAATATACATCTCAATAGCAGCCGCATGAGCTTGTTTAATGTCTTCACTAGAGTTTGGCATACCACCTACTTCTCTTTCAGTTGTAGATAATTTATTCCAAACTTTATCTGGTCTATTCATGCTAAAACCTCTATAACCTCTACGTTTAAAATAGTATAAAAGTCTTGGTTTATTGTTTTCTGCAAGTAATGGCATACCATAAAATACGCAAGCCATTAGTATATCTTCAAAAAATATTTCAGCGGTTTGTGGTCTAGCAATATATTCCAAAAAAAATGTGTTAGCAGGCGCTGACTCCATGCTAAACTTAGTTAGTCCATGAAGAGATCCGTTGGATCCTCTACCATCAACAGTACCACTAATATCATAGCTATCGCAACCAAAAGCGCCAATATGCTCATTTCCAGGATATTTTATTCCATTTTTAAGTATTACTCGGTTTTGTAAATTTCTATCTGGTACCCAGCTAACTTTAAACCTACCGTTTGGATCAGGATTAAAAACAACTTGAGTATCTTTTACTCCATTAACCCATTGAAAGCTACCAGTAGTAACCGCGCTAGAACTAGTAGATCCTTCGTTATAATCTATTTGCTCGTATATTTTAGCTAAATTAAACAAGCTATTTTTAGTCTCATCTCTAAATGCATGTTCTTCAGTTCTTGGAAACTGTCTGTAAAACTCGTTTAAAGCATCTTGATCACTTTTTAATCCTTCAACTTCGTTTTCCCAATGATTAATTACACCTATGTCTATTAATTCACCGTCTGGTCCATGAACATTGGATGCGGGAGTAGTGAATACAGGTCGTCCGTATTCGTCAATAAAGCCTTCAAAGTTCCATTCCATTGGGATAAACAGAGAATATAAACCAGATTTTGTTTGGCCATTTCTATTTCGTTTTGTGACATCGCTGTCGTTATATAGTTTTTTAAAATTACTACCACCTTTGTCTAAAGAATTTGATGTTGAGCCCATCATACATTTGCCTATAATTCTACTACCTAGCCTTAAACAAGTTTTAGTTACTCGCCAGTTATTAAGTATGTTATCAGGCCTTTCCCACTTACCACTTTCATCGTGTACTAACAAACTAAGCTTTTCACCGTCGTAGCTGTTATCACCTGTATTTTTCCAATCAATAGTAGTATCAAGTCCAACCAGCTCTTCCTCTTGCTCGTTCGTAGTAATTTTTCTACGCGTAAACTTACTTGCAGGAACCCTATAAGCAAGTTCACTTTTAGGCCTGTCCATACCGTCTTGTATCGGTTTAAAAAAGAAAGGATAGTTAATAGATATTGGTACAACTTTGTCGGTAAACATTTTTTTAGCATCGGCTCCTGATTTTGATAATATTCCATATCTAGCATCTGATGATATTGTAGCTAGATTTACTGTTTCAGCTGAGCTCATAAACGAAAAGCCACTACGTCTGTTTTTTAAATAACACATACCGTAGCAGCGCTTATCTGCTTTACAAGCCTCCCAAAATATATAAAATAGTCTATTAGCCTCTCTAAAGTTAGGCGCGCCAACATCTATTTTACTCCATTGAAGATACATATAGTGAGTACCAGTAATGTAAGTAGGCTCACCATTATTCATAAACCAAAAGCCTTCATCGCGACGTTTAAACTCTTCGTCTATGTAGTCATACCACTTATCTTTAGCTTTCTCTGGGTACTCTCTCCAATCAAATATGTTTTTTAACTTAGATAGTTCTTTTGGATAATCTATTCTTTGCCACTTGCCTCTGTCGAACAAATGCACTTTTTGCGGTTTAGACGGCAGCCCAATTCGCAAACCTTGAATCTCCAATATTTGTCCAATTCGTCCAGTTTTACTGATAACGACAATATCATTTTCTTTATTATATCCATAATCCCATTTACGTTTTTTGTTAAGTCGACTTATTGTAGTCTTCTTAACTGGTTCAACAATTTTATATAGTGTTTGTTCGTGCATTACTTAGATCTTCCTTCAGCAAAGCCTTTAAACACTCTTTCTTTTTTATCTTCAGGCTCTTTGCCTTCTAATATATTCTCTTCTTCTTGTATACGGTTAAGTATCTCAAAAGCATCGAATATAGCTAGCTTTTTTGTAGCAGCTGCATTTTTTAATCTATCAGCTGATACATCATCTTCACTATGAGTAATAATTTGTTCTTGAGCAACTTTTATAAGTTCTTCAACTGCTTTATGCCCAGCTTGGATTATACTCTTCTTCGTCTCCTTGATATTCATATTTAATTGTAATAAATTTAGAATAAACTCTATAAAGCCTTTCGCCTTCTATAATAAACTCATACTCAGAGTTTGGCGTAAAGCCAACTAAGTCACCAACTTTTTGTGAGCCATCAGAGTATTTTACAATACCTATTAAAGGTCTTTCTTCTTCTATAGAAAATTTATCTTTTGACTTAATAGGTTTTATAAAACAAAAGCCTTTCATAGATTTTATTTTATTATCTTTTTTATAAGCAAATATTTGATCTTCACTTACAAAGTACATATCATCTTTATAATAAGACTTGCTGTTTTTTTCTTCACCATTTATGTTATGCCATCTTCTAAAAACATTATGATGTACTATTACAGTATCACCTATGTTAAGTTCAGAGTTGCCTGCGCTAGGTGTAGATATTATTTCAGCTTCTCTATTTACGTATTGATGATTAAATATCTCAGTGTTAACTATTAGTTTTTTGCCTTCAACATCTATAGAATTATTATATCTTTCACCTTTAGGTTTTATTATATAATTGTGTATAGACTTCATTAATACTCTAGATTATATTCAATAGATACAGCCATGTTTTTATTAAAGTCTTTCCATGGCATTACATCTTTATTCTTTTTAATGTATATGCTGTACTTTTCTTTTTCTTCTACTATATCACAAATAGTATGCCCTCCATAGACTTCTTGGCCTACAGAGTAATGCATAGCATCAATTTTATAATCTTTACCTATTGTAATTTTACGAATTAACTTGCTCATTTTCTTTTGGCTTTATAGTTCCATCGTTAATGTTTATATCTGAATCGCCATATTGCTCTTTAAATTCTTTTTGTAAGTCAGATAAATGAGCTTGCATTTCAAATAATTGATGAAGCAAGTTATGTTTTCTAGTTTCAATCATACCAACTTCAGCTTGAGTTTCGTTTATTGCTTTTACTAAGCCTTGAAGCTTTGTTAGTTGATTGTCTGTAATTTTTTTAGGCCCAAGATCTTTAATCTTAGGCGTCTTTCTTTTTGCCATT